ATATGCGTCTTCTCTCCAGTAGTCTTCTGTATCAACTACCTCCCACTGAGAGCTGTTGTCATAGGCACCATTCTTCTCGAGCGATGAGAAGGCCGTCACTGGATACTGTGGCAAGAGAATCTCCTTCTCACCATTGCCATCGAAAACCTGGTTGGAGTAGACCGTAGACTTGAACCGGCGACCGGTAGCCGACTCAATCATGTCGGTGGCCATGTTGATGTAGAGTTTGATCTGATCGTCCGAAAGCGAAGTAGCACCAAGGAATACCTTAGTGTCTGCGAGGCTCACGAGTGCATGTGATACGAGATCCATTATTTCGTTGTTACTTTATGGCGAACCTTTGACATCATCTTGTCGCTTGGTGCCTTTGTGATTTCTTTAGCCTGGACGAGGACTGCTTCTCCACGTTCAATCATCCCGTGTGCGAGACCATTCTCCACCTGGATGAGCTTCCCTGTACTGACGAGTTTGAGAGTTTTCATTGTTTTTAGGATATTCCTCCCCCCGAGAAGATCAGGGGGAGAGTATCCCAGAAATCACATCTTCCTACTAAGGAATGCTGACAAGCTTCTTGAAGTACTGTGGGAATACCACGATACCACCCACACGCTTGACCACGCGAATCGCAGTCTTGTCTTGGGTAAAGGTCGTCTCAGTGTCATCTGTCACCTTGACAGTGATTCCCTTGCGGTCACCGATAACGTATCCTTCCTTGAAGTTACCAAACAAGATTTGAGCTTCTGGAGCCTCATCGACTTCGACGAACTCATATCCATTGAGGGTAGGAGGGGTACCAGCCTGGATGTTGCCATCCTGCCAGAGATACCGACCATTAGAATCCTTCAATTTCTTGAGCTCACGAACATTCACCCCGTTACCAAGATACTTGGCACCCTTGCGGAATTTCTTCGGCAAAGAGTATTCGAGATTGATGAGCATGTCGACGCTGAGGTTTCCACCGGCGGTAGTAGTACCGATCGATGAATTTGTGAACAGACCTTCCGGCTGAGTAGTCCCGTTACCATTCAAAAAGGCTGACTCTTCTTTCTCAAGGATTCGCTGGGCGAAACGCTTGATGAGTACAGACACGAGGTCATATACGGAGTCTTCGATCAATTCATCCGTGAGATAAATGATAGAGGCCAACTTGAAAGCGGTAAGAGTCTTCTGAGCAAATTCGGCAGTCGTGGTCGTCTTGGTGGCACCTTCAGCCGTCCAGTAAGTCTCAGGACCATTGAGTATTTCATCAAGAGTCTTGGTCTTACGGTTCATCGTGATCACACTGACCATTGGACGAACAGTCGCCTGTTGGTAAATTTCTTCACGCAACTGACCTTCGAATTCGGTAGGTACTGTATACAGACCGTCTGCATTGACACCTTCCGAGAGAGCTTTGACGGCAACCGCATCACGGTTGACGAGGGCGATACAAAAGGCTTTCACCTTTTCTTCAGCAGTAAGCTCGCTCACTGCCTTCTGAGTGTCTTCGGCGACGAATACCTTGAGCACATTATCAGTGTGCATCTTGTCAATCATCGATTTGACCTCACCCACGATTTCGGTCTTGAGGGTATCAAGTCCTAATTCAGCACGAACGGCCTGAGCCATCTTTACTGAAGCCTCGTTCAAGTCTTTCTCTTCTGCTTCGAGTTCTTCTTTTGTTTTCATATTTTATTGACACCTCCTTTCTTGGATGCCAGCTTGGCATCTCTTAAAAGCTCCTGCATAGCACCAGTCGCCTTTTGGAGGAGACGGATGTTATTCAGACGCTTTTCCTCGACCGTCCCACCCTCTTCTCCGGTTTTTTCGACATTGCTGTCCCCAGGGGTGGATTCTTTTTCGGTGATAACCGCTAAGAATTTTTTGAATCTGGCTTGCTTCCGTGCCAGTGCGTCCTCGTCCTCTTCATCGTCATCATCATCGTTTCCTGTCAGTCCTTTCAGATCATTCTTTCCGATAACCGAGTCCGTCCCGAGCTTCGAGATAATCTTGGAAAGTTCCTTACAGAGAGGGGAGAAGTCAGATGATGGGATAGTCTCGTCCCAGTAGATCCTCATGAAAGCGTCCATGGCTTTCCAGAGCTGGTGACAGTTCTCCTCCTTGATCTCGTACTCGCTTGGGCTGTCGAGCTTGTCTTGGATAGCACCCTTGACTTCGGCAGGAGCGACCTCTTTGGTCTTCTTTGCACCGACGGCCTTAGTTCGCTCGAGACGTTCCACTTCTTTTCGGGTAGCGTCATCAATCAACCACTCCTTACAGAGCCGGACGGCCAGGTCATTCTTCACAAAGCTCTTGGCATAGACGATGGCTTCCGCATTGGCAGGAACGGCGACAACCGAGATTTCGAGGAGCTCGGCTTTGAGAGTTCGGTTCTGGTCCTTTGGGTCGAATTCACGAGGAATGTAGCCAACCGAAAAAGAACGGAGGACACCCTCTTGGATGAGCTCGTATGCTTGACGGGCTTCTTCGGTAACCTTACTGAACAGGACCTTGAACATGAGCATACCATTCTCCACGGCAATCTCAGTCGCCTGACCAATAGGGAAATTGTGATAGTTGTGGTGGGCCAAGATGACAGGGTTTCTCTTAAAGTTCTCGAGATCCCAGCCAGATTGAACGATGATATCGCCATCTCGATCGGCGTTTTCAGTCGAAGCAATACCGATCACTTCTCCCTCGCCCCTTCTCTCTAGTAGACCTTTGAGTTCTTTCCTCATACCCTTTTGTTTTATAAAAATATAAAGCCCTCTTACAGACTCTCGTAGTTCTGCATGAGGGCTTTCTTGATCCCTAAAAGATAGACCTGATTTTCTTCTACTATACCACCACTACCTAGATTCCTGCAATATCTTAGAGATAGCCTTGTATTGGATATAAAACGAATTCGTCTTTCCACACTTCTGGCAATCCCTCACTATTGTCTCCCCATGGTGGAGCTCTTCCGCTATCCGTTCGATGGCGTGGGAGCAACTTTTACAAAAGAGAGTGAACATTTTAGTTTTTTTAGAATAACATTATTCGGTGAATTGCGGTTCCAGTATTCATGATTGAGTAAAGCCACTTCACAGTTTCCGTTGGGTCAAGATTTTTTACCCACATCTTTTGACCAAGCAAAGCTACTCCATCAGGGTAGGTGTTCGTATTGAGTGCTTCCATCTGATTTCCGACAATATCGTACCGGAAATACCTATGAGTAGCATCCTTTCTGATGTAAAGGTATCGCCCAGACTGGAAAGCGGAAGACCCAGTGGTGAAAGTTTCTGTGGCTATGTACGTGACCGCTGTCCATGCACCTGCTCCTGATGTACCACCAGCAATGTCAAATCGGTCGATGAGACCTCCGGCACCACCACGCATAGAGTAGATGTACCGTCCATCTTGGATATCACTTTCATTAGCCCAATCGTCATTTCCGGTTTCGCTGACCCAGTCAAGACACATGCCCAGTCCTGGTGCTCCACCTCTGGCAACGGTTGGTGACATCACGGTCCAAGTGTTGGCTGAAATAGAGTACCGATACATGGTGACGGCGTTGTTTCCGGCAAGGTAGATATAGTCCTCATTTGACTCGATAACATATACCGACGTGGTATCAGGTTGGGTTCCCCAAGCAGAGGATGTGGTCAGCACAGTTCCGGTGTTTGAGGCGATTGTCCTGATTTGACCTGCACCTGTTCCCGAAATGATTCGTACCTGGTAGTTCGTCCATTGGTTTACTGTCCATGACTTGGCACCGTTAGTCAGGGTCGAGGCCCCACCGGCAGTAGCGACCCCAGACGCATAGGCCGGCTTGCTTCCTGATATTTGGTAGATAGAAGTGGCATCAAGACCCGTCGCCAGAGCTCCAAAAGTGAGCTGTGTGGCCGTATTCGATATGATCTTGGCCATCTGACCCTCTCCGGTACCGTCAAGGACCAGTACCCAGTGATTTTTGAATTCATCAACCTCCCAAGCCTTGGTGCTATCAGTGAGGGTAGTGGTTGATCCGGCTGTGGCCGTTCCGTTCACTTCTACGTTGGCCATCTTGGCGGTACTGACGGCTTTTCCATCAGTTGCCCACGATGCCGGTAGGTTCGTGGTAGAAAGGCTCGACTGCCAAGCCATAGTCCCGAGATCAAATGTCTTCCAAGATCCTGATGCCGTTGTTCCGGCACACATAACAAAGAAACGACCGGAGCTGATGCGGAATGTGTGGGTATTGAGGACGGCAGTCGCTACGGGACTGTCAAAGGTCAGGGTAATAGTTCCGGCTCCGGCGTTGTTTCGGACGTTGGTAATCTTGCGACGGAGTCCGTTGTTGATACCGGAGGAAACAAATTCAATCGTCTCTCCTTCGACAAAGGCATTGATGTTGTGAGTGGATGCCAATACTGTGGCGGTTGTCGTTGACCCTCCGTTGGCCGTGTACAGTATGGACCATGGGAAGTAGGCACCGCAAGCACCGGCTCCGAATGTTCCAGCTAAAGCTCCTGATGGAATCTGTACGAAGCCATCCTGTGCGTGATCGTAGAGGTACTGGAGAACTGCCGAAAGAACCAGGAGAGACTTGTTCTGATTACCCGAATCGGCTGAAAGCATAAAAGCCCCTGCCACCGTAGCCGATGGAGTTGGTGTCATCATTTGCCATTCTTTCCTGTGAAGCAAGGCGACGTTGTTTTGATTCGGCATATCCCTATACGACATTATTTATATTCCCGATTGTTGCGAGAAGGTTCTGCATTGACGGTACCATGCTATTCGCCGGTACTCCTCCCATCTGTGCTTGGTTTGTAACGGTTCCAACCGTGGTCACTGTGGTTATTGTAGTGACACCGGTGAGGGTTCCAGTGACCGCTGTGGTGCCACCGAGAAGAGTGACACGGAGATCGGATGCAATACCTTTGGCAGAAGCGATTGACCGTATTCCGGAAAGTATTTCAAGGAGGATGTATACGACATCGAGTTGCTTCTCTTCTTTGGCCGAGCTTTCTTCAAGGCCCTCTATGGCCAGGATCATTTCATTCTGCTTCGCTAGAGTGGCCCCACCCTCTGGAGCTGGAATGGTTATTTCTGCGATTGCCTGGACGATAGACTGTTGGCCCTCAAGAGTGGCAGGGTTCACTTCTGCACCAGAAGCATTCCTCATGTTCACACTCCCGAATGATGGATAGGCTCCACCACCTTTGGCATTGTATGGCTTACCTTCCTGGTCTACCAACCGGACTGACAGGGCCTCGGTACCTTTTTTGTACTTATCGAGGTCAACTTTGAAGACTGCCTTCTCAATTTTTTCAGAGATTGTCTTGACGGACTTCTCGAGACCTTTGAGGCTGAACCACTTCGGCTGTTTGAGGGATACATCGCCATCGATTTTCACACTGTCCTTTTGCTTGGGAAAGTTTGATACCGTGACTTCCTTCACTGGATCCGGCAGGTTCTTGACTACCACCTCGTTGCTCTGTCCATCTCGGAACTTCTGGAATTCATCGATGAGTTTGAGGATTCCTTTGTTCACCGAAGCGAGAACACTGAGCTTTCCCTTAAGCTCCTTCATGTCCTTCCTTTTTTGGATTTGTAGCTTCAGGTCCTCGAGGCTCATATAGAATCCTTTATTTCCTCAACCTCCTTGATTTTCTTCTCGAGCTCCTTCTTGAGTTGACGGTACTTCTTGATCTCCTCCTTGGTGGCTTTCTCATTCTCCTTCCCTTGGTTCTCGAAGGATGTCTTGAGTGCGTAAATCTCGGCCTCCTTACTCTCTATGAGGGCCATCTTCTCCTCGAGCTCTTTTTTCTTTGTCTCGAGCTCCTGTGATACCTTTTCATTTTCAGAGAGTTTCTTTGATACCTCGAGCTTCTTCTGGTTCTCCTTCTTGAAAGCAACCATGTTCTTTGTATCTGCGAAGATAGGAATCAGGTCGCACCGGCAAGCAGGATGGAGTGGTGGGCTTGAGACATCGTCAAGGCCAATCGGGAGGATACCGCCGGCTTCTCCGGCTACCTCGTCACCCTTCTCCCAGTAGTTTTCCGTGACTCCCACTATCTTTCCGTCCATCTCTCCACAGAATTCACAGACACGCTCATCGATAGCAGTACTCCACTGCTTACCGACGGCACCCACTTCTTCGTAGACCGTCTCCTGGGCGAATCCAGAAGCACGAGAGACCTCGGTTCGGGCGATAAGTTCTGCACGGGATGGATCGAGGAAATACTCAGAGAGCATCTGCTTCAGGAGAGGGATGTCACCCTTCTCTTCGTTCCACCGGTCGATGATACCTTGGACATCGTTCCTGGTAGTCTTCGAGGTTGACTTCCCGAGCTTGAGCATCCGAGAGGAAATGAATCTCCGGACCAGCTTGTCCTGGTCATCGAGTCTCTGGTCAGGGATACCAACCAAGGCGAAGGCCAGGGCAGATTCTTTCACGATAGTCTCTTCGATGAATGGGATGGATATCTCGGCCATGATCTCTGCCTCCTCGTCATCATCGAGATTGTACGATACCGCTTTCTTTTTGTAGGTCTTGATGGTTCCGAGAACGCTCTCCTCTACCTGCTTGAAGTAGGCCATGAGTACCTTGACGTAGTCGGCTTCAATCTTCTCGGTGAAG